ATGACACTTAAAAACAACCAATTCCGCGTCTACCTACCATTAACCAAAAACCAACAAACAAAATATAACTTAAACGAAAATGGGACACTAGACATAATTGGAATAGCAAGTACAACAAACCAAGACTTGCAAAAAGACATAATACTACCATCAGCCATTGAATCCATGAAAAAACAATTACTAACAAGTAATAGAAACCTTCATGGAGACCATGAATATGGTTTATTCACAGGATTATTAGGAACAATAAATAAAGTCCTAGATTCTGATAACAACATATTAAAAGTTGGAGCAACAATCTTATCCAAATACGCACCGGAAATCAAAGAAATGCTCGACATAGGAGTAAACCTTGGTCTCAGTATCGGTGGAGCACCAACAGAATATGACCGTAACAAGGATGGGGGATGGACAATAAAAAATGCAAGACTTGATGAAATCAGTTTAACAGGAATACCTGCAAACATGGACACCCTCGGAACAGTCACCACAACTAAAAAGGGGATTGTAGAAGGCAACTGTATTGCAGGAGTCTGTAATAAAATAATAAAAAATATGGAGAGTAACCATATGGCTAACGAAGACAATAATAAACCAGATCATATTGAAGACCCACAAACACAAGACACTGTGGATTTAAAATCAGAAATACAAACCATAGTTGATGAATTATGGAGTGAAAAAGAAGAGGGCATCATAGAAAAAATCACAAATAATGTGAAATCAGAAATACAAGACATTGTACAAGAAGAAGTACAAAACAATGAACCTGCTCAAGATTCCGGCAATGATTTTACTAATGATGCACCAACTGACACTACACAAAAAAATATTAAACCTGAAGATGTTCAAAACATGATTCAAAAATCATTCCATGATTTTGAGGAAAAATTCTTCAAAAACTTAACCGAAACTCGTGAACCTCAATCTCAGGTACTTGTTCCTCAACAACCTGAACCAGTTAAAAAGACTTTCAGTACTGAAGAAGCTGCTGAAGTGTTAATGAGGAAACAGTTAACAAGGAATCCTTTAATTAATGCGATTTCTAATAATTTATAAAAAATAATAATAAGAGAAGGTAATAAATTATGAATCTTGATGATGTAATAAGTAAAATAGCAACACAATCTGCAGAGATTGATGAATTGAAAAAAACTTTTCAACAAGTAAGTGATTATCCTAATGCAATGCAACTTGAATACAGTGAGGTATTGCAAACTAAAACCTTTGAGAATGCACCATTTTTAAGATATTTGGAAAGCAAAGGACAAGTATTTGATAATAAAGCTGCTCTTGTAGGATACTTCACTGAAACTAGAGAAGCTGATGATGTTAAATGGATTGATGAATTAGATGATATTCCTGATGCAAATCCTGAAAACATTGAAGATGTTACTGATAAAATGAAAGCATTAGTAGCACCTATTGAAGTTTCTATGATGAGTCAAATGGGTAATAAATATTTGGATTTACTTGTTCGTAGACAAGAACAAAAATTCATCGATGTTAATAACAAAACTGATAAAGCAATCCTTGAAGGAACTGGTACTGGCACTAGTAAAGATTTTAAAGGAATTAATAATACTATTAAATCCCATACTGAAGATTTAAAAGGTGAAGCAATCACTGAATCCGTTATTGATGATATGTTAGAGGATTTAAATAATGATAACAGTAACCCTGATGTTATTGTTTGTAGTTATGGTGTTGCTAAACAATTAAAGGCATTAGTTGCACCTTACAGAAGATACAATGATAAAGTTGATATTGGATTAGGACATCGTGTAACTACTTATGAATCAATGTTAGGTACTGAATTACCTATTCTTGTAGACCGTAATTGGGATACTAGTAAAGGAGATAAATTAGCTATTATTGACTCAACTACTGTTGAGGTTAGAAGGTTAATGCCTCCTACTTTGATTACTGATTTGCCAGTGAACAAATTAGCTTATAAGAATGTTGTTGCAACATTCCTTACCATGTTGACTAATGGTGAGTTTAAAAATGGTTTGTTTACTGGTATTGGAACTAAAACTAATTCTCCCTGATACTGAGGGGAATCCTGAAACATTTAACATAAGTTTTAATGTAACTGATGATGATGGTCCTATTGAAGGAGCTGTTGTTAGTATTGCAGGTTTAACAGGAACTACTGGTAGTGCTGGTGGTTGTACTGTTAAAAATGTACCTAAAGGAAATCAAAATATAACTGTATCTAAAACAGGTTATAATGATTATACTGGTACTAACAGTATTTCTGAAGACCATACTTTTAATGTGAAGTTAATTAAAGCATAACTATGTGGATAATATTGGGGGGGGATTGTAAAAATATGATTACTGAACAAGACTTGAAACAATTTTTAATTGATGATGGTTTCGAATTAACTGATGAAGAGTTTAATAAGTTATTGTCTAAGGTTAAAGTTGAAGTTAATCAGAAGTTAGATTTCCCTGTTACTGCTACTAGTTTCACTCAAACACAAAAAAGTTTTAATGGTGGTGTTTTAGTCGTTGATATGTTTCCTTTGCAAAGTATTCATAGTCTGAAAATCGGAGAGTATTGTTTACATGAAGATAAGGATTATCAAATTAACTTTGATGATGGTATCATCTATTTTAACAGGACTTGGAAGGGTTTTTTAAGACTGGAATACATTGTAGGATTAACTGATAATGATTACAACACATACATCACACCATTAATCCTCCAATTACTAGAATACCATCTAGACAAAACACCAAACAAAGACGCTAGTAGTATAAAAGAAGGCGAAATCACCATCACCTACGATAACACCACATTAACCAGTAACCGAATAAACACTATGATACAGGAATTAAACAACCGATACACAACATTTTTAAGGATGATATGAAACCATGATTCCATTCTTCCCAAATACAAACATTGACTTATACACTTACAATGGACTGGACAAGTACGGGGACAAAACATACACCTACCGAGAAACCATTACTGCAGACATACAACCATTAAGTAATGAATCAATGATGGAAATATTTGGAAAAATACTACAAGACACTTACAATGTATATATTCCTATTCACTCTCAATTAAACGATACTGACCATCTCCAAATACAAAAGGAATGTTACGAAGTAGTAGGTAGTGTTGAAGAATGGAATCACCTCCTTAAATTTAAAAAATGTGTGATAAGGAAATTAAGGAAAAAAGGAGAATAAAAAATGGGGTTCGGAGTGGATGTAAGTTTCAGTCCATCATACTACAAGAAACTTGGACTAACAGGTAAAGGATTTCAACAACCATTACAAAACACCATAGACCACACATTACATGACTCAGAAAACACCATGAAAAGAGAAGTGCCAAGACCTGGACACTCAAGAAGCCGAACAGGTTACAAACCAACCGGAAACTTGCAAAGAACAATAAGTAAACACAAACCAAAACCATTAACTGGTGAATTAAGGTCAAAAGCAACATCAAAAGACGGTGACCATTACTGGGTATATGTGAATTTCGGAACATGTAAAATGCCTGCAAACCCATTCGTCACACGAACCTTAAACAAAGTAACTCCTAAAATGAAAGAATATTTCCACCAAGAATTAAGTAAAGCAGGATTATTATGACACAAATGGAAGAAGCATTCTACACCCTACTAAACACTCACATCACCTATGATAATCAGGAAACACCAATCCTATTAGGATATCCTGAAATAGACACTACACCCTGCATTACCATACAAACTGCAGACACAACATTTCAAAAAAGAGAATATGTTGAAGTGGATCAAGTACAATACATTCGAAAAACGTACTTGGATGATTTATGGATTAATATATGGTGTAATACAAATCATGAACGGTTAAGTCTTGTGGAACAAGTACAAAAAAGATTCTTATTAGCAGAATCCAATCATTACAGTACCTGTTACAATTACAAACCAGATACTATGGAGTGTGAAGCAATACATGAAGAATGTTTAAGTAAAACCTTAAATAATCATCGCAGTCACAAACAACAATGCCCTGATTTAACTATTTACAAACCATTTTTCCGACATAACCACATCATTAAAAACAAATCCTATCTCAACAGCATCACCAGTCTTGATGAATTAAATGTTCATGAACCAGTATTGCGTTCAATAATCAAATTAAGAATAACTTATCAAACTTATCACCGTATCGGTGGAGAAACCTACACTAATCTTAAAATGGAGAGTTTAATATGACTGACAAAACCAAAAAAACTGCACCTGTTAAATCAGCACCAAAAAAAAAAGATATGAAAATCTTATATGAAGCAGTGCAAGAAAACCCTACCCGAAATTACATTATCATGGGAGCTTTAACTCGTGCAGGATTATACAATCAATATTGTAAAGAAAAAAGATTGTATGGTATTGAAAACCTACAACCAACCATTACCGTTGAAGAATTGAATAAAATAATAACCAATTACCTAGGAGAATAATGAATATGAGTATAAACGAAACTCCAAAAGTAAAATACTTTGAATCCGACAGCAACCCAACATTAGCTGGGGTTGGTGCAGAAATACCTTGTTTTATTGGTGTAAGTGGAAACAAAACACCTAAAACTGGTATTCAGAAATTTAAAAACTTTCAACAAGTATACAAAACCGTGGAAAACGGAGGGTTAGGAACAAACCTTGAATCTAACCCATTACTTGAAGTTATCAGAGATTTCTTCCAAGAAATCCGTAAAACACAAAGTGAAGATGTAAGTGTACCCTACATTTATGTAATAGATCTTGGTGAAGCAGATCTTAAAACTGCTAAAACATGGACTGATGCAATGGATGAGGCTAAAAAGAAAAGAGAAATACAAGTGGAAGCATATGTTGGTTTCAAAAAAACCGATGAAATATCTGATGTAATCAGTATTATGAATTCTGCTGTGGAAATTATTAAAGAAGACAGTACACATGGAAACCCAAGAAATGCTTACTTCACCGTTGCAGATGCAACTGATGAAGATTTAATCAAATATACTGATGATAGTCAAACAAACTACATTCAAAACACCCGTATAGGATTAATCGAACCAACCTATTTTGGAAAAAGTATTGCGAAAATATGCATAACACCTTACTATGAAGAACCAGGATACACTGATTTCAGAACAATAAAACCTGGAGAATTCAGTAACCGTACTCGTGAACAAGCAGACGAGTTACAAGCTGCAGGAATTATTTTTATTAATGATGAATTAGCAGCACAAGAAATACACCCAAGAATCAATCTTGCTGTGTCAACTGCATTCGCAACCACACCAGATAACAGACCTAATGATAGTTTATTCCACGCTCGTCGTAATGTAGACCAATTAATCAGAGAAGCTTATGACATCTTGTATGTTCAATTGAAAAGAAATGAAACCGAAACTAATTTTAGCTTCCTTCAATCTGATTTAGATGTCCTTGTTGATGGTAAAATTAGTAATGGTTACATGATGCCCGGTACTGAAATTAATGTTATTGAGTCTGAAACTAATCCCTATGATTTGAAAGTTGAAGGTGCGGCAGTACCTGTGAACAGTACTTTGTTAATTGGATTTAGTATGTATATTGAAGCTCCTAACGCTATTGCAGGAGGTAATTAAGTATGAGTATAGCTTTAAACCCTGATGATAACACATATGACCTTGGTGAATTAAGATTAGATAAAGAAGTTATTGTTTGTGAAGATTTTAATGTGGAATTCAGTAGTGAATCTGAAACTCGTCCAGCCACTAACAGTCGTGACCCTATAGGTTATAAAGGAGGTAAAAACGAGTATAAATGGGAGGCTAATAGTGTTTCCCCAGAATTCTTCAGCATGTTAAGAGAATATCAAAGAAACAGGAAAAACTTCCATATTGGAGTTTTTAATTTCAATGATGATGGAGATTATAAAGAATTGTTCACCTTGTTACATTGCCGTATTGATTCCTGTACACCTGCGCAGGAAGATGAAGGTATGAGTATTGATGTGTCTGGTGTTGCATTAAGTGTTAAGGATAAGAAATAATTCTTATCCATATTTTTTTTTAGTTATGATTACTGGTGTAAAAATTTTTAGGTTCGATTCCTAAACATAACAGTTTTTTTCCTAAAAAAATTGAGAAGGAGAATTAAAAAATAATGGTCAGTGAACAAACAACAAAATTCTTATGGGAAACCAAATTCCCAAACGAATGCAAAGAATTACCTTACAAGTATTTAACCGAACAGGAACAACAATTAGTGGAAAAATGTATTAATCATGAAACATTAACCGAACAGGAACAAAAAGAGTTAAAACAATTACTTCATGATTACCGTCCTTATTTTAAACAGTACAATACAGAAGTTGCTGAAGAAAACATTAAAGCAACACAAAACATTGTGAAAACACAATCACAATTACTTGAATTAATACATGATCCATCAAGGTATCGTATAGATATGAATTATTATATTAATGGTCAGAAATTCCTATTGCAAATGAGAATAAAACCATACACCGACAAACAATACCTCGAAGGTATGAGTACACAAATGGGATTATTCAGGGATTTAAATCGTGAAGAGAAAAAATTAATAGCTAAAGCAGAAACAAAACAACCAATGAGTCCTGAAGAACATAAAATGTACCAAGCATTATCTGATAAAATAATGGAAAAAGCATATGATTTAGATAATAATATTAAAATCATAAACGAATTCTTATCAGACAGAATAATATTCATTGATGATCCTGAAAAAACATTTGAGGAAAACCTCCAGTTTTGGGAGCAAATTGATTTAGATACAAAAACCAGTTTATTCCATGAAGTCCGTGGCAGGTTAAAGTTAAATGATACTTTCACGGAAGAATTATTTCCACCTGTTGGATAGTTTTATTGGTGAGGTGTATTTCCGTGTTAGTAAACATTTAAGCATTCCTATTAGTGAAGTGATTTATAAAAGGAATGATTTAGATATTTTAATGTTAATGCGAAAGTATGGTATGGAAATAAGACACGAGCAAGAGCAAATTAAAGAATTAAACAAACAAAGAAGAAAAAACAATCGAAAAGGAAGACTATAAAATGGCTACTGCTGAAGAAATAATGCTAACCTTTTTTGGTAAAGATGAAGTAAGTAATGTTGCAAAAAACATTGATAAAAATGTGCAAAGCATGGGAAGCCGTGCTTTAAGTGCAGGTAACAGTATTAATTCTGGTTTACTACAGGTAAGTTCAGGTTTAGACAGTATGGTGTCTAAAGTAAACGGTGGTAAAACCGCAATGGACAACATCTTCGGCACAAGCAGTAAAGCAGAAACAAACAGTGTACTATTAAAAATGATGAGTAGTACTAGTGAAGCTGCAACTAAATTAAATCAACACGTTGATGATGTTACTAACAGTAGTCTTGTTAGTATGCAAAGTTTAATCCCTGCGATGAATGCTTTTAAAACAGCAACAGGTGCAACAGACCAACAAATCTACGATGCTACTGAAGCGATGGCTGGTTTTGGTGCTAAAGTTTTAGCACAAACTGGAAGTACCGAGTTAGCAGAAACTGCAATGATGGATTTGAGTAAAGGTATTAAAGGAGCTTGTGCAAGTCTTGACCAATATGGAATCACTGTTGATGCTTTAAAAAGCACTGGTTTATGGGATGGCGATGAAAATGATATTGAAGGTTATATGGCTGCAGTACAACAATTAACTGGTGATACTAAAGAATTAATGGAAACTAATGAAGGTTTAGATAAACAATTGGAGAAACAGTTTAGTAGTGCTGGTAAAAAGTTAGGTAATGAATTCCTTCCAGGTATTAAGGATGCTAAAAGGGCTTTGATTGATTTGAACAAAGCAAGTGGAGGTACTCTATTCGCAGGAATACTCGGAATTACTGCTGTTGCGGATACGGCTAGTACATGGGGTCAAACCATCACTAATGTAGCTAACGGTGTTAAAAATTTACAGGAAGGTGCGGGTAAATTAAAAGATATTTGGAATGGTGTGACATCTGCAGTTAAAGGTACTGCGGCTGCTGTTGAAGGTGTTGCTGATGCAACTAATACTGTTAGTAATGTGTCTGATATTGCTGCAGGGGGAGCACAAGTAGCTGGTGGAGTTGCTCAAGGAGTAGAAGGTAAAGCAGGTATTGGAGCTGCAGGTGCTGAAGTAGGTTTATCTGCTTTCGATAAAATGAAAAATGATAATAAAAAATATCAGAAAGAAGCGGGCGACCTTTTAAAACAGTTAGAAAAAAATGGGGAATTAGGAAACAAAGTACAAAACACTTCCAACAAAGTATACTCAAAAGATTTGTTTAAAAGTCCTGAAGGGCTAAAAGGTCAATTTAGTAAGGGTTGGGATTCCAGCATTGTTAATAAGATAAAAAATTATTCTAAAAGTCAGGAAGAAATTTCAGACGCATTAGATACTGCTATTGATGGTGTTGATATTGTAGCTGATAAAAGTAAAGATATGAAAAAATCCAAACAAGCAATGGAAGGTTTGGAAGATGCTGCAGGGTTAATACCTATGGGTGTTGGTGCAGAAGCAAGTGCCGGGGCTGCTGAAGCAACAGCTGCAAGTGCAGGATTATCTGGATTAGGGGCAAGTATATCCTCAATGTTAGCACCTTTATTAACAATCGCAGCAGTAGTGGCAATAATGATTCCTGTTGTTGTTGCATTAGCTGCAGAAGCATTAATATTTATTCGTGCATTAGCAGAAATATTTAAAGCCTTAAACTTCGATAAACTGGATTTAAGTGGGGATATTGATGGTTTGAAACAAATTGGAACTGCAATATGGGAATTATGTAAAGCAATGGCTGCAATAGTGGCTACTTCTTATTTAACAATGCTTTATCAAGGAATTTCCACGATAATGTTATTTAATGACCCTATTAAAATTGCAGTTGATGAGTTGAAGAAAACTGCTACTTTAATTAAAGGTTTCGCAGATATAAAAATTCCTGAAGGAGTTACAGGTAATCTTCAAGCATTAAGTACAAGTCTTGGAGCAGTAGCTAAAGCAATGTGGAGTCTTGAAAGTGTTGGAGTATCAGTATTAATGGGTAGTGTACTAACTTTAAATGGTTATCTTGGAACATTATCTGAAAACCTTAGTATAGCTAAAAATGAATTAACAGAATCTGCTAAACAAATCAACAGTATGAGTGAGTTGGACACTATTGATGAAGGTGTTGCAAGTAAATTAGAAGCTGTAACCTCATCATTAGCAAATGTTGGGAAAGCAATGGGGGCATTATCTGATGTTAATTGGGATATTAACATGGGGAATATTGTAAACCTTGGAGGTGCTTTCGGAACAATTACAAGTCACTTAAGTGATGCTAAAGATGAAATAATTAAAGCTGCACCAATTATCAATCAGTTTAGTAGTTTACCTGAAATTGATGCTGGTGCTGGTGAGAAACTTAAAAAGGTTACAGAAGCTATTAAAAATGTTGCGGATTCATTGAAAAGTTTAAACAGTTTATCCAGTAGTATGGGTGGAGATAATGGTGCATTAGGAACACTTCTTAAAAAATTACAACTTGGTGAAAGTATTCGTGCAGCAAAATCCACATTAACAGATATTGCAAATCAATTAAAAGGATTAAGTGATTTACCTGATATTCCTGATGATATTAAAACCAAATTATCTAAAATAGGAAGCACGGCTGCAACTGTAATTAACACTTTAAAACCTTTAACAACTATTCAAAACATGAATGTGAATAGTGCAGGTATTGCAAGTAAAGTACAACAAGCAAGATATGCTATTAGTAACAGTGCAACACATCTTGCAAGTTTATCTGGCATTAGTACAATATCTGATGATATTCCATCAAAGTTATCTAAAGTTGGTAGTACTGCAGCAACCTTGATTAACACTTTAAAACCTTTAACAAGTATTGCTAATAGTGAAGTGAATGCTGGTGCAATAAATACTAAAGTTGCACAAGCAAGATATGCAATAAGTAATGCTGCAACACATATTGCAAGTTTGGCAGGAATGAGTACAATACCTGAGAATATTGGTGAAACATTAACTCGTGTAGGTAATAGTGCAAGACAAGTAGCAACTGCAGCAACTAATTTGAACACTATTCCTGTTGTAACTGCAACATCTGCAAACATCATGTTAGCAGTACTTGCTGTTAAAACTGCGATAATGCAGTTAAACAGTCTTGCAGGAACAACACTAAATGGGGGCATCGGAGCATTATTAACAAGTGTTACAAATGCTTTAAATCAATTAAAAACCACATTATATGCAATGAGTGGAGGATTTTATGCTGCAGGAGCAAACATAGGATTATCCATCACAAATGGTGTGAATAGTGGATTAGCAACATTATCAGGAGTTACTATTGCTCGTGTAGCTTCTGCAACAAATAGTGCTGTAGGAACTGGAAGAAGTGGAGGAGCAAAAATAGGTCAGGCAGTCACACAAGGTTTCAAACAAAACTTGAAAATGGCTGAAGCAATGAAACAAGAAATGACTTATGTAACACAAGCAGTTAACAATGGAATAAGTGCAGCTAAAACTGCAGCCCGTAATGGAGCACAAGATGTTGTAGCTGAATTTAAAAGAGGTATTGAAACAGGTTCGCCTGGGGCTATGGCATGGGCTACTTATGATGAAATGAATTATATTAATGATTTCATAGTATCAGAAGGTAAAAATGTTGTGGCAAGTGCTAAAAGATTAGGGCAAAACATTGTAACTGGATTTGGCAATCCAAGTTTAAATGTTGGTTTAGGAAGTGTTCCTACTGATTATAATCTTGAACAATTACAAGGAATGGGAACATTAACTTCAACTGCACAATGGGGTAAAGGTACACAGAATGTTGAGTTACATATTCATGAAGGAGCAGTACAATTAGATGCAAGAAACCTCACTACACGTGAAAGTAAGCAAATCATGATTAATGCATTAGAAGGATTATATGCTGTAAGCAATATTAACATCCGAGGAATAGGAGTATAAAGAGTATGGGAATGTATAGTGACCTTCGTGAAGGAGCAGAAGCAAGTATTGAAATAGATGGATACCCATTCTATCCAGAAGAAATAACACCACAGGAATCTTATAATCGTAGAGAATTAAACAGACAATCAATTCTCGGAGGAACAGAAAAAATCACGAGAGGAAAATATGTTGTGAGAGAGTTTAGTTTCAGCACAACAATTTATATTCCTGACGGACACCCTGAAACCTATGATACAATTTTCCAGAATATGGTAAGCAAACCATGTGAGGTAATAAGCCCTTATATGGGGGGTAAATTTGATGCTGAAGTACATATACAGAAAACTGCAAGTGAAGCATCACCTAATCATATTGAATTAGAAATCACAGTTAAAGAAATACCTACAGGTGAAAGTATGATACCTAATGATACTTTCATAATACCTGAAGACAAGTTAGAATCTGAAGCAGATCGTATTGCTCGTGAAGCAAAAAACAAAAAGAAATAATCAGAGGAGTATTCTTTTCATGACACATGAGCCGTTCATTGAAGTAGAACAATATGAAATATATCGTTTATTGTTAGCAGTGTATAAGACTGATGAGGAAAACTGGGAGCAGTATATTCCTTTAACTGGTTCTGATAAAAAAACAGATACTGAAGAAACATCAGAAAATACAGCTAATGATGATGATGAAGGGGATAATTTCACAAAAGGGTTCACATTACATCAAGGTAAAATCATAGAAACATATTATTATGGAGAGTTTACTCATGTTGAATGGGAATCAGATTATGAAGATATTAATGCTTCAGCAAGCTTGAACATACCCGAAATTAAAGATTTAAATCGTTTTTATAAAGGTGTAAGGTTAAGTTTATATTCTGCATCTGAACGCTTAAATGAACATGTTACTTTTAATGGAATATTGCCGAAATTAACTGGTTTTATCACCGATGAAACTTTTAATGAGTCTGGAATGAGTTTGAAGATTTCTGGTATGAGTAAATTATTAGAACAGAAGTATGAGTTTAATTTTACTCAAATGAAAATATCTGAAATCTTAAAAGAAATGATTAAAACAGCAGGTTTAGAACCTGTAGTTGATGCTACTGGTTTAGATGATCAGGTTATTGATTATAGTAATGTTTCATCTGATGGAGAAAGTAGTAGTGTTGATAATGGTAATTTACCTGCGGATGCTTGTAAGTTTGCTAAACAATTAACAAAAGGTAAAAAAGGACAAAGAGCAAAAGCAGAATCGATTTACAATTGGATTAACAGTAATTTCCCTTATAAAAGATATGACAACAGCCATTACAACGAACAGAATATTTACAGTACTGCTAAAGCAAATATGGGAAAACGAATTTTTAATTGTTGTGACCATGCACATTTATCAGTTGTTCTTTTAAGATGTGCAGGTTTAAAAGCAAATTATATTCATGTAACAGGGCATGTTTATACAGTGGTATATATTGAGGGGCAAAGAGTAATGTTCGACCCTCTCGGATATGGTAGAGGAATGGGTACTGTTGCAAGTGGATTCGCAAAAGACGGGGCAGAATCAGAGAGCATTAACTTCTAAAAAAAAAGGAAGGTATAAGAATATGACTTATTATGTTTGTAGTGATAAGATAGATAAAAAAGAACAATCTTACATCAATGCAGTAATATCCGCCCTTAAATCAAAAGGAAAAGACGCTGTTGATGGGGGAATAGGTCCTAACAAGGAAGCGTTAAGAAACAGTAAAGGTAGTGGGGACACTATTGTTTTTATTGTAGGTGGTGGAGCTGCAGGTTGTACATTAGCATCATTTGTAAAAAGTGTTGAAGGAAAAACAAATTATGCACATGCCATATTTGGTTATGCTGGATGGACAAGCAATCCTCATGTGAAAGAACAAGCTGCTCGCACAGAAAAACTTGTTCGTGAACATGATTGTAATTTCTTCCGTAGCTGGATGCCATCGTATTATGAGGGACATACAATTTATACTTTCTGTGAAAAATACTCTCAATATGTGAGTGTTTGTTGTAGTGATAAGTCTGCAGAAGATTTAGGGCAAAAAATAGCTAATGGTGCTTGCGGTAAAGGTGGGGATGACTCTGAGGAAGGGGGTTCTGCTTCAACTATTAAAGATGCTATAAAAGAGGTGTTAGCTTATTGGGATGCTGAAGCAGAATGTTATATTAGAGATAACAAGATGTATATTCATAAAATCAAACCTCCTGCAGAAGGGGCTATGCAAAAATTCAGATATTCTGATGGGACAAGCAATTATTCTGAGGTTACATTACAATCTGGAGTAAATATACAACAAGATAGTGTTAGTATTACTGATTATAATCCTGATACAGTGAATATTTTAACTGTTCATTCAGAAGTGTTAGATGATATTGTTTATCGTAATGAAAAACTTATTGAGCGTTTTGGTGAGAAACCAGAAGAGTTAGATGCCGTTAAAAAAGTGCAATTTGTTGAAACAGAGGAAACTCCTGCAACAGACACAACAACAAATGACACAGATACTGTTGACGATGCAACATTAACTGAACCTGAAACCACTACTACAACAACTACAAAAACGGAGGAAGTTCCTTGTGAAACCCCCGAGGAAGTTCAAGCTTTCGCAGACCGTGAATGGGCTAAAATAAAAAGAGATAATGGTCATAGTATTGAATTATCTCCTTTAAGCTTAAGTACTTGGAGAGAAGGTTGGTGGGTTAAAGTATATATCCCTGAATTCGATGTTGATGATTATATGTACATTTCAAAGGTTTCACAATCTTATGATGGAGAATTGAAAACTAATTTAACACTTGTTGATTATCCCCCTGGTTTTGGTGAGTTGAAAGAACAGGAAACCTCGAATGATGATGAAGCAACAGAAGAAGAAAATGTGGAGGTAACAACATGAATTCAAGTAATATAACCGTGACTGATGGAAGACTAATGAAAGCCTGGAACAATGTTACACAGGCAATAGCTAATAATACTAGTTTATCTGGGCGGAATCCTCAAAAAGATAATGAATTACATGTGGGGAAGTTAACAAGGTTTTTTTATGAAACACAAGAAGCAGAAGTTAAATTAACAGATAAAACAGTTAATTGTAAGTTAACAAGACCAACTGAAGGTTCGGTTAATATTTTCTTCACACCTTTCGCAGAGTTGGAATGGGATGAAACTTTAAGAAAAACTTATTTCAAACCTTATGAAGACATTAGATGTGTTGTTGCAAAGATTAATGACAAGTATTATGTTATTAGTTATTTTCAGAATGATAAAATCAATACTCCACCAATCGCTTCTGGAGGTTCATTATACCTGCAAGGTTACACCACCAGTCTTCAAATAAATGGGGATAATGGTGGAGTTTATTTTAACACTCCAAAAATTGTTTATAAAGATTGGATGACCCCTGAACAAAGAAACAATGTGCAAACAAGTGATTTAACAGAGGAAAATATAACAAACAAGGATTATTATACAAAGGATGAAATTTATACTAAAACAGAAGTAGATGAGTTAATAAAAGAGTTGAAAGAAGAATTAGGTTTAAAAGAGGGGGAATAAGATATTTATGGTGTTGCCTTGTGATTTTGATGATGATAATCATCGTTTTTACCAAACATTAAATGAAGACATCTTATTAAAACCAAATCGATGGAATGAATGGGACATGGAATTCCAAAATGGAGACCTCGTAAATGTTGCAGGACATGAAAGCTTACAAAATGCAATATGCATTGCAATCATGACAAGATACAATGAATTACAACACAATCAATTATACTCAAACTTCGGTTGCCGTATACATGAATTAATCAAAGCTAACAAATCCTTAATGGTGAAATACAAAATAGAATTGTATGTAAATGATGTTTTAAAACAAATGCGTAGAGTAAAAAAAATAAACTGGATTAATGTAACAGAAAACACTATGGAACCTTATAATTACCACGTAACTTGGAGTGTAACAAGTATAACTGATGAAATCGTTGAAGGAGAAGTAAACTTATGACTTACACGGAAAGAGATTACCTTAAAATATTCAGAACAGCATTAGAAAAAGCCTGCGAACAGGAATTAATCAGTCACAGTACAGACTTCGAAAAATACATTCAAAACAAACAAGATATTAGTAATTTTTATGTAATGTTATTAAGTATTCATAGTGAAGTATTTGAACAAGTTTACAAGGACATGACAGAAGTATATAACTCAAGTAAACTATTATTAGCAGAGGGTAATGATTTAGATGATATTGGATTGATTTTAAACTGTACAAGACCACAGGCAACCAAATCCGGTGTGGAAATAACTTTTAAATTACCTAAACCTGTTGATAAATTACTAACAGAACCTGAAGGTATAGAAGTAACAAGTTCTGGAGGAATCATTTACCGTACAGATGAGCCTTTAACTTTCCCCGAAGGTGAAACAATCTGTAAAGCATTCTCATACAGTATCATGCCAGGTGTAGGTTATAATGTTGCACCAAATCAATTAACTAAAATAACATCCTCCTTAAAAAATATTGACTCTGCAACATGTACAAATACTGAAGCGTCCACAGGTGGAACAAATGGTTACACTGATACAGAATATCGTGAATTATTATCTCATTGGGTGGAATTAAATCAAAAAGGAAATTACTGGGCATATGTAAACTATTTCAGTCGTGCAGATGCTATTGAAGGTTATAAATTAATTCCAAACTGGGACGGTAGTGGAACATTAAAAATAATCATAGACCCTGGTGTTCCTAATGTTTTAAATAAGGTGTATGATGATTTAACCGCAAAAGTTGCTCAAGTTGATGAGGATATTGTGTTAATGGGTCCTGTAATGAAACCTATTGATATTTATGTTCATGTTGATGTCGATATTGATCGTGTTAATCCTTTCAGTAATGATGAAAAAACGGAGATACAAGGTAAAATTAAACAGGCTATCATGGATTATTTCGATACTTTGAAAATTGGGGAGGATTTTATTCCTCATAAGTTAGGTGTGTATATCGACCGTTTCGTTCCTGAATTACAGAATATATTATTTGATTATCCTACAAGTACTGTTGTTATTAGTGATGAGGAGCAGTGTAGTCTTGGTGATGTTCAGATAATTATGGAGTAATGAGTAGTATGGTGTATAAGAGTTTTGAGAAATTGTTAGGTAAGTTTCCTTATTTTCTTAATAAGAATAAGGACAGTAATTTCAGTAAATCGGAAACAGTTTTTAATGAAGAGTTTAAGGAGATTTATAATAACTTATATGATGTTTATCTTGAAAGTAAATTAAATAAACATGTACTGATTTGGAAAGAACAGGAAGCACCTTATGAGTATGATATGTGTTTCCATGTTAGTTTGCCTGACTTGAAAAGTGTGAAGATTACAAGACATTATTGGACCACCATAATTCAAGAAACGATTGGTGATGATGGTAGTGTTCAGAAAGTAGAAACAAGACAAGAAATGCACGAAGACATATATACTGAAACCTACGAGTATGATGAACACATTAACAAGTTTGAGTATCTGCACAGTAGCTTCGCGGAAACGATAATACCTAAGGACAAGTACACCATTTCAGTAGAAACATGGGATGAATACAGTACTGTGAAAGGATTTCCAGAAAACAATACAATTGAAAACAATGAATACGACCATGACACCAGTCTTGACCATTTTGGAAACATATTCAAATTCCCACGAAGAACCTATCAACAAGTAGAACCTGATGACTACCCTAATACAGTACCTGCATATGATAATCAATTAACTGAAGATGATTATCATTACTTGCAAAGATTACTCTATTATGCAAGTCACTTGCAAGACACACCTTTACCAGTATTGGAAATCTTCAAATTATTCAGTTTAACAGATGTGCAATTGTTAAACCGTAGTAGATTAATCTGCAGAATGATAGACACAAGCAGACATCAAAAAGAGGGAGTATACAATCGTGATTGGAGAGAATTAAGATGGGAGCATAAAGATGGTTGGTGTAATGGTAATGAAGAAGATTTATTTTTATTCGCAACTGTAAACAACAACAATCTCCTTGAAGGGCAGAAATTCAACTTCACATTCCAAATCCTCAACAGTCTTGGAGAACAAGCAAACAATACTAAAAATTATAACTTGATAACTGAAAGTATTATTGATGAATCAGAAAAACCATGGGTTATAGTACCTTATAAGGATAATCAGTTGTTTCAAGATGGTTTATACTTGTATTCTGATAAGAAATGGGTTTTAACCACTAATGACATTAACAATGAGGATTGTACCTTTATTTTTAAATGTTTCAATAGTATTGAAGATGCACAAGATGATATTAACAATGGTAATCTCATCATACATGATACTGATATTGTAAGTGATGAAATATACATAACAGTTAAAGGTTGTAATAGTGCTGACTGGTATGTTAGTGCAACTGATGGAGATGATAGTAATACTGGAACAAGTAAAACTGATGCTTTTAAAACAATTCATCAAGCATTACAACATATTGAAGGTGAAAAAAACATCATATCTGTACTTGATGGAGTATACTCATTACCTGAAGCAGAAACAATTACTGAAAACACAACAATTGTATCCTGTCCTGATTACAATCCAAGGATACGATGTAACGATCCTGTTTTTTTCCGTGTTGGTCAGAATGTGAGTTTGACTTTGAAGAATATCCGCTTAAATTATAAGTGTTGTAGTTTGTATTCTAGTTTCACGGTTTTTAAGAATAATAATAATTTGAATTATCCTTTAAATGTTCGTGTGGCAGGTAAATTCTGTTTAATTAGTACAGGTATTGTTTTAGACGCTCCTTTAACTGATGAGTGGGTTGTGTTGCATAATTATCAGATTAAGGGTTGTTTGGTGAAAAGTGATGGTGAATCTCCTGATGAGTACACTACACACTATAAAGGTAATAGTTGTGTTGAAGAGGATACTTTGAACATTAATCAGAGTAAAAATAGTTTAACTGGTGAGAAAGTACAATTACTTAAAAATGATACAGTTGTTAGTGAAGCAACTGTTGATGAACACGGAGTATTTAGTTTCACAGTTAATAGTGGTGTTAATGTTGGTTCTGCGAATTATCAAGTAGTATATAATGAATCAGAGGTGTTCTGTAATTCCACATCAGAAAATATAACAATGAATGTTGTGAAAACCACACCTGAAGTGATTTTAGAAACCGATGTATTTTATACAGGTGTTAATGAAAGGTTACATATTCCTTTTAAGGTTAAAGTAGATACTGACACTAAAATAACAGGTGAACACTTATATATAACATTAGAAAATGATACTGGTGCGATTGATGATGCAGTTATTGCCTTTGAATCTGATAATACTGCAACTGGCAAGTTTACTTTCACATCAACAACAGTAGAAACAAATAACTTGAAAATCAAGGTTCAAGGCAATGTTTATATTAATACTGTAGATGAAAATATTCAAGTAATTGTTGAAAATATTACTCGTGAACTTGTAGACGGTGCAACAACCTTAAACGATGGTTTCTATTTTGTGGAAACATTACCTGAAGACCTTACACAGTATAATACTGATGATATGATTGTAACACTTGATAATACTGGAGAAAACACTTTATACATTATGGATACTGAAGAAGACACACCAACAAACCTAACAGATGATGATGAAGTGTGGATTGACGGTACAAGTGAATTACAACAATTAATCAGAGATAAAAAAACAGAGGAATAAAAGTATGAGTAAAAAATGCATGTATGCAAGAAGCAAATATAATTACACACCATCGGATTATGATTTAATCTTTGATTACACAAAGATTCCTTCAAATATCAATATGGAAGATGCAAGTAACTTGACTAAACGATTACAGCAGTATATGCCTTTGTCAAAAACAATACACTTGAACTTGAACACTAACTTGAAAGAATGCAGTCACCAAATCAGTATTAACACAAGTTTACAATTGACACTGAATAATAAGAGGATAATGGTGAATATAATATGATAATTGATATACAAGGACATTACAAATTCCATACAGAGGATAGAGTAATATTTGAAAAGGATAACCTCATCACATTACTGGGAGAATCTTTTTTAATGAACAGATGGGTTAACAATGAATTTACACCAATTGAGTATATTGTACTGGGTAAAGGGACAGGAAGACCTCGTAAAACAGATACGCAATTAGGAAAACAAACAATTCGTAAAGGTTGTAAAACAAGTGTTGACTTAAAAAACAAGCAATTACAACTTACAACTGACTTTAATGCATCAGAAATCTTAAACACTACTGAAATAGGAGTAAGTAACGGTAACACATTAATAAGTCACGATATCTATGAAAAAATCACAGAATCAATGTTACAGGAGGACACAACAAGCACAATCCATTTAACTTATACTTTCAATCTTGTAACTGGCGGGTATCGTGGAGAATGGAAAACAAGTACCAGTAATCCTAATGTTTATTATATTTACGAACCTTCAACCGTAATTGGAGTAATGGGAGCTAATACTGGTGATGGATACAGTAGAAAAAACAGTATCGATGAATTAACTCCGGGTTCTTATTATTATAATATCACAAGTAAAAACTTGTATATTTACCCAACGAATAGTGTGAAACCTGGAAATGAGGAAATAATTGTTCAAACAAAATAAAAAGAGAGTTGATAATATATGAAAGAATGCCCACCTGTTTATAAAAATCTCGGATTAATGAGTTTCGATGAGCAAAGAGAAGTTACAATTGAAATGTTAAGACAGATTTGTAAAAATGATGAATGGTTAAAACAAAACCTTGAAAAAATAGAATACCTCACACCACCTGCAATCCGTAAAAGATTCACACCAGTACCTGTAGACACTAACAAAAGTTATGGTTACAAAATAACAACTGATAACAATGTTGTGTTTGATTCAGGTACAAATAAAGAAGTATTTCTTGATTTTGATGACACATCATTAATTGACATTAATAAAACCACTGCAGTTATAGAAGGATTAATTGATAACGGTAAAATAATCCATCAAGTTAAAATCCCACAGGAAACAACAAGTAATATTGACAAATCAACAAGGAATTACAGTCCTTGGGCGATTAAAGACACTAACGGTAATATTATTGGTGGGGATATGGTTGCAAATGAGCATTGGTATATTGGTTTTGATAAAAACAGACATTACGAAACAAGACCACAATGGTTAGAAAACCAATTAAACAATGAAATACCAAGTATTGGTAGAGCACAAACATTTAAAGCTAAAAAAACCGGTTTATTAGAATCTATTGTACTGAACATTAAAGCAAGTGCTGGTGAAGACAAATATAATACTGCATCACCTTTAATAGTACAGATAAGGAAAACAATTGATAAAGATGGAGTATTATATCCTGAAGAATTAGCTTGTGATTATGATGGTAAATATACTGTATTGGCACAACAGGAAGTAAGATTCCATAATAGCAGTCCGGACATTGCAAGTATATTATTTGACCATCCTTGCACAGTTAAAAAAGGTGAAACTTATGCAATAGTCTTATTATCACCATTATCCCACTACAGTCACTGTTACTGGTTAGGAGGCTGGAACAAACATTGCCATGCGGATAATTATGCTGATGGAAATGCATTCTACACTTTTAACAATGGTATGACCTGGATAAGGTATGGTAAAGATGATGATGTGGAATATCATCAGGGAAAGTATGCTCCACAGGATTTTGCATTTCAAGCACATATTCGTGAATTCAAGACAGGATATCCAGTTAATAAGGATTACTGGTTATATTTGAAACCAATATTCGCAAATCAAATAGAATCAATCCTCTTATCTGCTACAGATACGGGAGATGCAACACAACCCGACCTTACTTGTGAGTATCAAGTTAGTAACAATGGAAGAGATTGGAAACCAATAGGAATTAACCACCAACTTGATTTTAATACAAAGGACCTTCGTAATGTTGTATTCCTCCGTGCAAGATTGCAAACAAAGAAAACAGGTGAAACACCTTTAATTGAAAACTTGAATTTATTATTGACTTGTGATATTCCAACTGAAATGTATGTTCGTACACATTATTATTATCCAAAAACTGCACCAATGCTTGGAGCGAATGTATGGGGTCGTGTAAATGCACCATTCGCGATTGAACCTACAGTAACTTGCAATGTGGACATTATCAGGGATAAAGAGGTAACAGAACACTACATAATCATAGAACCATCACAAGTACAAGAATTCACAAGTCTCGAAGGAATACCTGAAGAAAAATTCAAAGATGCTGATAATGAAAAAGCCTACAATTACCTTACGGAAAATCCTTCAATAATCACAATATTGAAAGAACATCAAGTATACGTAAAAGGATATACTGATAAAACTGGAACAAATCAACCTCCATTATTCACCAAGATAAAATTCATTTCAAGCCCTTCATATCCTTTAATCAACTGTAGTTTACAACCAAGAAACGGATCCACACAAGTGTTTAGTGAGTTTATTGATTATCATGTTGATTATGATAATGATGAGTTAATATTCTACAATGAAGTATTAAACAGTTTACCAGTAGGTACTTTGAATGTTACTTATAATCCTTTGTTTATTCGTAATTTAAGTAATGAGGAAATGCCATTAATACTTGATTACTTCCAAGAAATTGTACAAGTTGGTGAAAAGGAAATAGAAACTCGCAGAATACCTTTAAGAACTGCACCTGCAGACCCAATCCGTAAAGTAGTGTTAAATCCGGATACAGACAATAAAGAGTTAGTGGAAGATGTTGATTATACTGTGAATTATGATACTCAAGAATTATGTTTCGATATTATTAACAATGATGATAAATCAAGCTTATTATCGTTAAATGATAAATTAAGCATTGTTTACACTCCTAACTTGGATGATAGTGGTATTAGTCTGGGTTATTATGCTACAAGAGAGAATATTCGTAAGCAGTGTTATATTAAACCGAATTATATTGAATACAAAACCTAAAATAGGGAGAGGGAATAATGGATATTGAATCAGAAGTATACTACAAAGACAACAATGGAGAAATTATTGGAGCAAATGTCCTAATCTACAATGATACTGAAGACCTTGTTGAAAAAATCATAATAGTTGAAGAAAAATGTTTTCAGAACCTAAAAGACAGAATAACCAGTTTAGATAATACTTATTTAACAAGAGAACAGTTAAGTGAAATACTTGAAAATACTGGTGAAACTACTGAAATCAATGCAACACACTTAAACGGAGTAAATAGTGCTGGTTTCGCGTTAAGAAAACACACACATGAAGAATATGCTCCCAAAAACCATAACAGTACCGATTCCAAGTATGGATTAGGAACATCAAGTGAATATGGGCATTGTAAAGTAAGAAATGATTTAACAGCACCATCTCCAGTTAATGGGGAGGCATTAGGGGCTTATCAAGGACAATTATTAAATAAAAGATTGTCTGCAGTTGAATCCACAGCAGGTACTGTAAATGACAACTACACCAAAAACAGTATGAGATTGAAAATTGGAAGATGGAGCGATCAAGCCGGAGAGGACAATACAGAATTGCAATTAAATTATCAGACAGACGCAATATATGCGAAGTTATATTGTGATAATCCAATATTTGACTATGAAAATCGTGATATTATACTTGTAGTGAATGGTGTGCCTTATAAAAGAGTAACTAATCGTAATGGTAGGTCTGAACAGTTAAATATTAAATTAGACCGAGGAACATATGTTGTTCAGGCATTTGTTAAAGGTTATGATGGTATGAATTCTGCGAATACTATGAAACTTGTGACAGTTGTGTGAATATTTATGATACAATTACAATTTAATGTGAATCAACAAACATTAACTCGTACAGATACTGAATACCTTGTAAATCATTCAGAAAACATCGTAACTGCAGAATTCCAATTCACAGGCGATTTATGGGAAAATACAGATAATCCAATATATATTATTTTCAAAGACAGTTGGAATAATACAATGAAAACTACACTTAAACAGAATAAGTGTACTGTACCTTATCCTGCATTATGTGGAACATATATGAAAATCGCAGTTTATTCAGGAGATTTAATCACTACAAATTACATTATAATTCCGTTAAACCTTAGTTTAAATAATGGTGATGAAGATTCCTGTAACCATACAAGTGATCATAATTTGTTCAACAATATTTTCAAGGAATTAAAAACAAAATATGATGATTTAATCCTTGAAGATAACCTGTTATCTTGTTATAGTAATGGGGAATTGTTGAAAATAATAAATTTTGATGATTTAATTTTAAACGCATATCCTACAAAGGAGTATGTGGATAATGAGTTAAATAAAAAGTATGATGATTTACAATATGAAAATGGATGTTTGATCTGTTTGGTTAATGGTGAAGTCCGTAAAAAAATTCCTATTGTAAGTATTGAGGAATATTATACTCGTAAAGAAGTTGATGAACGATTCGATGAAGTTAACAGTCGGTTAGATGAATGTATTGTTAATGGAGAAATAAAAGAAGACATTGATAGTTTTTATCTTAATTTTAACTAAAAAAGAAGTGATTAATTATGACTAAAATAAGTTTAAACATTTTACCAGGCTTAAAAAAATGGTTTGTTGAAAAAACAAATATCTTAACTGCTTGGAATACAAGTGCAAGTGATTCTCAAATTCCTTCAGAAAAACTTGTAAAAACCGAATTAGATAAAAAAGCAGTTAAAACAGATGTGGATACTGCTTTAAGTAGTAAAATTGATAAATCAAGTATTAAAACAGCAGTCAATAGTGATTTAACTAATGATGATGTCGTTGGCGGTAAAGCTGTCTATGATGAGATTAAAAAAGTAGAGGCAGGTATCCCTACTGGCATGAAGCATACTGACATCACCGATTGGGACACTGCCACAAGTGGATTTGAAAAATCCTCAAACAAGGCAACCAGTTTATCCTCACCAGACAATACTAAATATCCAACCACCCAAGCAGTCAGTGATGGATTAGCAACTGCAAAAACAAATGCAGACAACACTTATGCAACAAAAACAGCATTAACCGATGGATTAGGTACTAAAATAGATAATGGTGCAAAAACCACATCATTAACTAATACCTCATCTGATACTCAAATACCATCTGCAAAAGCAGTATATGACCTTTACAGCACTATACCTAAATGGAATGTACAAATAGCCACATCAGTAAGTGATTTACCAACAACTGGAGCATTAGGTACAATCTATCTTGTCAAAGGAGCAGGAAAAGACAAAAACACTTATGATGAGTATTTCTGGAATTCTGCTGCTGATGTGCCAGGTTACGAGAAATTCGGTGGAATTGACATTGATGTTTCCAATTTCGTAACAATGAGTCAAGTTGTCGAATATTTAGGAAATAATGGTAGTTTAACATTATCTGACGATGGAGAGTTAAGTTTAAACATTATTGAACCAACAGAATAATTTTTATCCTGTTCATTTTTTTTTGGAAGGAGTTTTTATGGTTAAATCATTTAAAACAAACCTGTTATCATGGTTGAAAACAAAAGTATATGTTAAAACAGATGTGGATGCATTATTAAATCACAAAGCACCAGTAAATCATACTCATGCTGAATCAACAACAAGTAGTGCAGGATTCATGTCAAAAACTGATAAATCTAAACTTGATGGTATTGATTCTGGAGCTAACAAAACAGTTGTGGAAAGTAGCTTATCTTCAACATCAACTAATCCTGTGCAAAACAAAGTAATAAATAGTGCATTATCTGGTAAGGCTAATAGTAGCCACAGTCATAGTATAACTGATGTAACTAACCTTCAATCAAGTCTTGATTCTAAAGCTGGTACAAGCATTGCCACTACTTCTGCTAACGGTTTAATGAGTAGTTCAGACAAAACCAAACTTAATGGAATAGCTACTGGAGCTACTAAAGTAACTGTAGACACTTCTTTAAGTAGTTCATCAACTAATCCAGTACAGAATAAGGTTATAAATACTGCTCTGAACGATAAAACCAATATTAATACAAGAGATTTTAGTTTCTTTTTATCTGATGTTATCTTGCCTGAAGGAAGCAGTATTGCAGATAAAAGTATTACTCGCTCTCATGTTCACGATACAATACAAATACCCTACAAGCAGAGCACTCAAGAAGGGTATCATACAGATACTTTTAATCTTGAAAACTTTGACTTATTTTTATCATGGAGTCCTAACAGTTTAGGAACTAACTCTAATATACAATTTATCTTATTGAACCCAGAAACAAACGAAAAAATAAGTGTAGTATGCACCCCCCAACAAGGTAGGACATGGGTTGATATAGTTTGTGATAGTGGAACAAATAGAACTTATGACCAAAAGGGCACATATGGAAATGTTGCAGGAAAATATTTTGGTTTAATTTTCAAAGTAAGACGTGATAAGTTAAGTTATGTATTATGTGATGATTCTCAAACAATTAACACAGCCAATAAGAGTCGTGCAATAGAAAGTAATCCCAATAAGTGGGGATTAATTACAAAAGCAGGTGCATGGAGTACAGGTACAAGTATGAGTTATAATGTATCTGGTGTGAAAATGAAAATAGGAGTATAATTAAATAAATGAAGAGGTTTTATAATGGATGATAAAAGAACAATGAACCAGTATTGGTTATTAATGAATAATATTGCTTACTGGTTAGTAAAAAACAATAAGAAGTTCAATACAAGGCAAGTATATGGTTATCAAGGTAGAGAAGCAGACTATGGCACTATAATTCGTACGATTAAGGAAAGAGGAAGTAACACTCAACCTGACAGCCTTATTGCAGAGTTTGTTGAATGTGCAATAAACGATAATAAGGATTTAAGCTTCCTCCCGAATTATGTCAGTGAGCCTTATAATAATGGTAATAAGCTTTCTCGTGACGTTTATGTTGATATGGCTCGCCGTGTAAGTGAATGGGAAGTTAAACATAATGGAGAATCCCCAAATTATGTCACAATAAAAACACAAACAAAGAATAATAATAAGAAACATGGATACATACTCACACAAGGCTGTAACAAACTCGGACAATGCAACAGTTACAACTGCGGACCACACAGTCTTATGCAAGGTTATTATAACCTCACAGGAATCAAAGTTGATGAATTAGCTCTTGCAAAAAATTGTGGAACCACTACAGCAGGAACCAGCCATCAAGGATTAGCAACAGGTTTAAGCTATTTAAACAGGAAATACGGCACTAATATTAGTATGGAATGGAAAAACTTCAGCGACATTGGTTGGAATGGTTTAAACAGTTTAATCAATGGTCAGGATACTGCTGTGTTCTGGCATGAATTATACAGGAATAAATGGGGGCATTACAGTTTTGCTAATCATGTGGTTGGTAGTTTAAATGTCCTGAACAGTCTTGGTAGCAAGTGTAGGAGTCCTGCTTATTGTGGTTATCAGGAAAGAAGGTCACAATCAACTCAAAGGAGTTATTGGAAAGGTATTAGTCAGAAAAGTATTTGTATTTTAAGAAGGAGATGATTATAATATGGATTTGAAAAAGTGTTTAGATAGCTTGCAAAATGAATGTAACTGTTTGTATGAGGAGTTTGGAGCTACTCCGAATGTTATTGGTTTACAGTTGAGTATTAATCGTTTAAGGAATGAATTTGATTGTGTTGATGAATCAGAACAGGTATACGATGAATTTGTACAATAATGAACGATTCTACTATTGGTGGAATCGTTTAATTTGTCCGTTATTTAATAAATAATCATTAAAAGGTAATAACATAATTGGGGGGGGGTTTGGGAGTTTATCAACTAATGGTTGATAAACTTATTTTTTTTATTAATAAATTATAGGGTAAAAATAGAAACATTTATATACTATACCTTACTAATATAGTAATAGAAATACATGGAGGTGAAAAAAATTGATAAAAATGATATGTATTTTATAATCAATGTGATTATTGGGATAATATCAATAATATTATCCCTACTGAAATTAAATTAAAAAGGAGTTTAAAAAACTCCTACTTTTTAATTTTTTCTTGATTATAATTATATATCATAACACCTATTTAAACTATTCTAAAATGGGAGGGGAACAATTATGATAATTGAAATAATAAAGATAATACAAATAATATTAATAATAACTGCAATACTTTTACTATTGCAAATAGCAAAAAAACAAAAAGACATTAAAAAAGAAGTAATTGTATTAATAATAAATATAATCGCAGCTATCGGAGTTTGGTTAATTTAATTAAGTTTTGTCCTATAAATATAGGACAATAACTGTTACTATAATTTTCAATATGGAGTTATTTTAAGTTTCACCTACTGAAACATTAAATTTTAACTCCCTCCTAATTTTTTATATTTTAAACCCAAAGGAGGATATAAATTATGGTAGGAATAGAAATAAATAAAAAAAATCATGAAAAACTAATGGCGATAAGAGATGAAGAAGGATTAAAAAGTTTCAATGAAGTATTAAATAAAATACTTCCAAAAGGATCTATTAGTAGTATGGACTTTGAAATAGAACAACCAGCATTCACATTAAACGATAAAGAAACTTATAAAAATGTTTCATGGGATGAATTAAAAAAAGCAGAAATTGGTAAAACATGGATTAATAATGAAGAGGCAACTGTAATATACAAAGATGAAATCGGAGCATTAATAAGATTTGTTGATGCAATTGGGGAGGTTTATTTAAATTACTTCCACTTTTTATGATAAAATTTAAAACCTATTTTTGACAAATTATATTATCAAGTAGAGTATTTTAAACAGGTTATAATTAAATCGTTTGCAGATAATATATTATTAAATAATGGAGACTGGAAGAGTATGCAAAAAGGAGAAAAATATGAAAATCCATATTTAAATGAAGTTATTTTCAGAATTGACTTTTCAAACATTAACTCATTATATGAAAACAATAAGGAAGCTTCAAAAGATTTTCATAAAAAAATATCTAAAGAATTTCCTAATATAATAATTAAAAGGAATCATGAATTTAATATTGGGGTTGATGTAACTACTGGAAAACCTACACAAATATCATCTCAAGCAGGGAATTTTTTATGGGTTTTCAAAAATCGTAAACATGATAAATCTGTAGAATTAACTTCAAAAAGTTTAATTCTCCATTACAATAAAGGCACATACAGCCACTTCAGATATTTCCTAGAGGACATTATATTATTAATTGATGCTTTAAAGGATTATAATCCTCAAGAGTTATATTTCTTAGGTTTAAGATATGTTAATCAAATTGATGGAAAAACTATACAAGAACTCCAAAAATGTATTACTCCAAAATATTTTAACAATACTATTGGTAATCTTGAAGAAAATGAAGAATTTATACAAGTTTTAGATAAATTATCTATAAAAAAAGGTAATTATATTTTGAATTTCCAATATGGTTTATTCAATGCAGCATTTCCTGATCCAAATTTTGACAAAGATTTTATCTTAGATTTAGATTGTACAACTACTAAAGTAAAAACAATAGATAATATTGTAGATGAATTAAAACAAATGAATAAATATATTTGGAATAAATTTGAAGATGCAATAACTGATATTTTAAGAGATGAAATGAACAAGGGGGAGAATTTATGA